ATAGGTCATTAATAAGATAAAAATTAAACTAATAAACATTTAAAACTCCTTATAAAAAATAATATCACTGAAATGTTTTATACCTTAATATTATTATGCCATTTTTGCCAGATTGTCCAGCTTGACCGGCAGTTCCGGATGTTCCTGCACCACCAGAAGCACCCCCGGCTCCGCTTGCTCCTCCATATCCTCCACCGCTACCGCCATAGCCGCTTTCCGAACCTCCGGAATATGGCCCCAAATATCCTTGTCCTCGTCCGCCATTTCCTCCGCCGCCCCAACCTCCGCCGCCACCGCCGCCCGGATAGTATATACCGTTTAAATAATATCCAGCGCCACCGCCGCCGCCATTTCCACCGGAGCCGGCACCGCCACCGCCACCACAACCTCCTCCAAAACCATTGGGTGGAAAACTACCTGCTGCTCCTCCACTATATCCATTTACCGAAGAGCCTCCGTTTCCTCCGGCTAAATTTGTGAAGGTAGAGGCCGCTCCGCTACCGCCACCGCCGCCCCAACCCCAGCCTCCGGAGTTTCCAGCGTAAGGGTGGAAAAAATCTGTTTGATAAACAGACTGTCCTCCGCCTCCTCCTCCGTAACCATTTCCACCGTTTCCACCAATTCCACCAATTCCACCAATTCCACCAATTCCGCCAATTCCACCGTTTCCGCCGGCGCCTCCGGTTCCGTATTCTATACCACCTAAGACGAAACCAATGCTCATGCTTCCGCCGATCCCCTCGGTGCCCCCACTTCCACCGACTCCTCGTCCGCTACCACCAGCTCCGCCTGCTCCTCCTCCTGCGCCTCCGCCATTTACTCCAGATCCTCCAACGAGCGCACCCCCGGCTCCACCGGCTCCCCCGCTGCCAGCCGTACCGTTTGTTCCGTTTGCTCCCGGTGTTCCAGGTGATTGGTTTATGAGCCCACCTGAATACATAATTTTTTGAATCCCATTAATACTTACGCCAGATAAACTTCCGTTTGTTTGAGCATTCCCTCCGTTTCCAACAACGATTGCGATATCAACCCCGCCAATAAAATCAGAAAAAAAATCATATGTATTGTAATTTTCAGAAATGTAATTATTTAAATTTCCGGATCCTTTTCCACCGCCTGCTCCGCCTGCCCCCCCGGCTCCGCCTGCTCCTCCGTTGCCAGCGGCTCCGCCAGCTCCGCCGGCTCCACCGTAACCGTATCCGCCGCTCGACCAGCCACGACCTCCGCTGTCTCCGGATCCAGCTATACCGGTACCTCCGTTTACTCCTGAGCCGCCGACATTACCATTTGCCCCATTTGCCCCATTGGATCCACCGGCTCCCCCGCCAATTCCCCAGACTTTAATGCTTTGGGGAACGTAAGCAGACGACATTGTTTTTGTTGTAGAAGATGTAATTTTTTCTTCCGTTTCAATCGCTTTTTGTGTTGCCAGCATGCCAACGGCATTATTAAAAAACATATTATACTATCCCGTGAATTGGACCAATCACTGCAAAATTTAAATCCCCCCCAACGCGATAAACTGTAAAAAGAGAATACGTAGAAGCCATAGTTCCGCTTTGTCCTGCTCCGTATTTTACGGGAACGGAAGTGACTCCCGCATCGCTAAACACAGCTATTGTAATAACATTGTTCAGTGCGCCCTGAACTAAAACCGTTAAAGATTGGCCATCTTTTAAATTATGAACAGCAATTGTTCTGTTACCTGTTCTCATGTCTCTAAAAGAGTTTCCAAGATTTGCGTCCGCAACTCCAGAAACTGTGGTTACTGTTGGGCTATAAACGCCGTAATTAATCTTATATCCGCCATCTTGAAAATCCCTACCCGCAGTAGAAATTAAACTTAAATTAGCCATTTGATACCTCCGATGCCACTGTAACCCAACCTTTAGCAATTGCCAAGTCCACAATTTCTTCCTTAGATGAAGGAATTTGAACCTGTTCTTCAAGGCATTTTGCGACACACAATTGAACAATTTCATCAATTGCGATTTGGGCACGGCTCTTGACGGCGTTTTTAGCCCACTCTTGGGGCGAAAGAGCCGCCACACTCAACGCTTTGAGCTCGGTTTCCGTGAGGTTTATTGTTATGTCCTGCATATTATTCTCCTTTTTATCCTATTAAATAGCAAATAACACCAGTGTGAGGTTCTGCCCACGAATATGTTGTCGTTCCGGAATAATAAAAATCAATATAATCGTTTGCTGCGCAATCTACCATAGCAGACACGTTCATGTCGTATGTATCGTCATTATTGCTATACGCATATCTTACTGTGTTTGAGTTTTTCCTTATATGTAAATAAACAGTTGTTCCAACGGTGTTTACAAGCTGTTGAGCCTGAATAAAATATTTTCCTGCAACCGGAACCGTAATCCTAGATTGCCCAGCATTTACAGCAAATCCAACATTAAAAGAAGTCACTAGGTTGGGATTATAATTAGAAGTGTTCGATGTGTATGGTGAGAATGAACCACTAAACATTGGTCTATTCGGAGTAAACACGTTTCCGCTAACGTTTACTGCTGTACCAGTAAATGCAATAGTTGTGCCACTAAAAGTCTTATTACCCGCAAACGATTGTGTCCCTGTGCTAACCAGTCCACTTTGCGTTTCTGTCGCAATACCCGAAGATTGCTGTTTAATTACTGATGATGACATATGTTACCCCACTAAATATCCACAAATCCAATTATATTCACCGTTTCCTCCGTCCGCGTACAACGAGGTTGCAGCATCTGCCGAAATCCTAACATCTAAAATATCGCCAACATTTGCTTTTAATAACCACCATTGTCCGGCTGTATAATTAAAACCAGTATAGGCTTCGGTAGAGCGCAGCTGTTGGTTTTCATTAGTTCCGTTTTTATAAGCATTCATACGAACTACAACATTGTTTGCATTTTGTCGCAAATAGCTTGCACCTATTAAATACAGTCCAGCAACAGGGCAAGTAAATCGCATTGTTGACGTATTAAAATGAGAGCCATTATTAAATTTTACCGTTCCTCCTGTAGGAGGAAGAGCAGCGGTTCCTGTTAAAGACATTGCCCCAGGCCACCCTATAAAAAAAGAAGGGCGTTCAGGAAAAACAGGGTAACTGCTTTGTATTAATGGTACTTTTGCCATGTTTTACTCCGTTAAGCAATTTTATATGTTATTGCAAAACCATAAATAACACCACTACTTGCGACGGTTGGTATGTGGTTATAACCACCACCAACTGTATTTGCGATAATGTACGCATAATTATATCCAGGGTCTATCAGTGTTCCAAACATTGCATTAGCTTGCGTTATTCCAAGTGGCGCAACTAGTGAACCGGCACATCGTATCTCCCCGTTATTAAATGGTAGGTCTGCAATAATTAAAAGTCCACTGTACGGAGTTGTTACTGCAGTCCATTGTATACTTGCCCATACGGTAACTGTATTTCCAATGCGAGTATATCGACCTGCATTCACGCCGCCCATTGTATAAACACCGCCAGCGGTACCAGAAAGTCTAGGTGTCCATGTTCCTTCGTCGTAGTGTTTCAGCGTCTCATTACCAAAGCTAATCCCGTAGCCGCTCTGCATGGTAAGATCACTAGCGCCACTAATATTTGCCGGACTAATATTTAGCGGCAAACTCGCACCAACTGCAGGTCCATTCAAGCTAAACTGCACAACCGCAGACGTAAATCCTGCAATCGATGGCAAAGTAATCTGAACAAGACCAGCCGCTGTGGCGTCAACGTCAAACCCAAGTGGCGGAGTATCGCCCGATGTTTGATGGCTAACTAAATAATTATTTCCGGCGCCATTTTTGGTGACTTGGATTTTAACACTAAAACGTAATGGGGTAGTTGCGTTAATATAAACCCAACCAGTCAACTCTACATTATCATATGCCGAAGCATTCTGAATAGTCGTAACTGCGTTATTGGTAAGACCAATCTGCGTATATGCATTTGTTCCACCAATTGTAGAACCGGTCATATTGAAGAAATCAAGCGCAGTCGTAGTACGGGCAATACCAACGGGCTTGGAAATTTGACCCACAACGGAAGGTGGAGTGGTTGAAATTTTACCAGCTTCGGATGCGGAGAGGAAATACACTTCTCCGGGCGTGAGAAACCCGCCGCCAACAATAAGGTTAGCTCCAACCGACGATACTTCGCCGCCGAGACAAACCTCGAACTTATTTGAATCGATTACCCTGCTAATAAGCGCAGAAACTTCGGCAGTAGCCTCAATATCGGCTTTTGCAAATGCATATGCGGAACCGTTAAGATACAACGGACGACCAACATCAGCCGAAGTAAATCCGTGGGATGCTTGCGTAATCGATAAAACTGAACCGCCCGAACCAACGGCTTGTTCGGTGCCCGATGAGTTTAAGGTGTAAAGTTTACTGTCTGCTTTAGCATAAACCTGAATCCCGTCTGCCGGAGCAATTGCAGGCGTTGCGTTAGTTTTTAATACAATTCCGTCACTAAATGTTTTTGTGCCCGAAAACGTTTGAGTTCCTGTACTAACAACCCCTGCGTATAGTTCAGTCGCATACGTATCGTTTAGGTCTACAATTGCGCTTGTGGCTAAAACCCACCGAGAATTTACAGAATCCCAGTCCAAACCAACCCAACCGCCATTAACATCGCACACGAGGGGTTCGTTAATAGCTAGATTATGGATTCTTTGTCCAGAGGCTGGAATGATCGTTAGGTTGTTTGTTTGCCAGGTAAAGTTAGCGTCTTTAATCTCAATTCTAGAGTTTGCGTTGCCGAGGGGAAGAGTAACAGAAAAAGAGCCTGCAAAAGTATTAGCTAAATATTTAGTTTGTTTGGACAAAACGGTAGCGGAAGAAATTGTAAGAATCTTGATAGCACTCAATGAAGACCAATTTCCGTCGGAATACCCCTCATAAAAAGAATCCGTTGAGTTGTATCTTACCATTCCGTCTGTCGCCGTAAAGGCAGACCGTTCTGTGTTTGTACCAACTGGAATTTTTAAAGCAGCGGTACTACTAATCGCAATTGTTTTGTCGACGTTATAGGGCGTGATCTGATCAATAATTGGATTAAACAACGTTTTATTAGAAAGATTGTCCGTTGTGCTTCTGCCCACCAAAGTTTCTGTAATTGCGGGAAAGCTATAAACAACCGAAGAGGTCAGGCTAGGAATTTTAAACTCTGCGGCATAAGCTTCGGTGGAGGGAGTTAACCTAATGTTGCCAGAACCTGCGGGAGCCTTAAATTCCCAACTAGTTCTGCTATTACCAATTTTTGCATAGCCGACAATACTTGCATTTTCCTCAATACCAAGACCAGCTCCGTCTCCAGAAGAGGATGCACCTTGTTTATTGAGGGTAATATTTTTGTCGGTAACCTCCATATCGGTAACATTAACGCTATTTAAGGTTCCAACAATATTAATAGTATCGCCAGAGCCACCAATATTAATTGTTGTTGCGCCCGAGCCAGTACCCAAGTTAATAGTTTTGGTAGAGCTGCCTGTTCCAAGATTCAAAACAGACGTATTTGAGGTTGCTCCGACATTTAGTGCAGCGGACGGCGCTGTTGATTCTATGCCAAATCCGCTTGAAAAAGTTAAAGATCCGGACATACTGTCGCCCGTTTTTGCGACTTTTTTCTCATCTAGCTCATCGATTGCAGCCTGAGCGTCTATTGACGTGATGTTTCCGCCCGGTTGAATTGAAATTTTGAAGGCAGAAATTGCCGCAGATGGGTTAACATCAGCATCCATAATTAGAGACGTTGAAAGCAAGCCGGCGACATCATTATGAACAACACCGACCGTAGATAAACCGGAAACAGCAACATTTCCTGTAAATGTCTTGTTCCCCGAAAAAGACTGAGAAGATATTGTAACTATTCCAGGCTCAGTGGTACTGGCTTCCTGAATTTTGCTACCCTGTATGTTCGCGGCGGCGCCAACGTCAGCGTCTGTTATTAAACTTGAACTTAAAACTCCAGCGGCAGAAGCCTTCACGATTCCATTTGTTAGTTCATGAAAAGTAACAGTTCCGTTATCGGTAATTGTTACTAAATTTACTCCGAGTTCGCTAATTAGTTTAAATGATGCAGCTGTGCCCGCAATTCCCCTTAAAACCAAACCATTTGTTGTTGATTTAAAAAGATTTGCTCCAGAAATTGGTTCAAATCCTGTAATTTTTACAGAACCAGCCGATAAGTCTCCGGTTGTCTGAATGTTCTGTGAACCAAAGTTAGGGATAATTTTTGTTCCTGAAATTCCGGCAGCGCCGTCAATGTCTGAATTTTGAATTAAAGAAGATGATAGCTGTCCGTCAACATCTGATCGCACTATGCCGGTTCCAAAGCTAGAAAGCTTTAAATTTGAAAACTCAGCCGACGATGTTTTTTGCAAATCCTGATCAATAGTTAAGTTCGTATTAAACTTAACTGTTACATTATCTGTCGATTCGCTGGTTAAAAGCAGGGTTTTTGCCAAAGCTTGTGGCTTTAAATCAATTATGCCTGAATGAGCAGGTGCCCTAACCTCCCAACTCATGCGCGTAGCGCCAACGTGAACATATCCATTTAATAACAAACGAGCGCCACTTGCTCCAGAAACGCCCGTTTCATCCAAAGAAGCGTTTGTTCTTTGAGGGTTAACTACGTCCACATAACCAACGTTGACCGTAGTTACCTTAAAAGTACCGTTGTTTTGGTTATTTAAAAAATTTGTCACGCGAATATATTCGCCAGCAGCTAATCCATCAACGCCACTTCCGGCACCATCGACTATATATCTAACTGTATTTCCAGATTGCCAAATAGCATCTAACAAATCAATATGCGCACCGGCATATTCTTCTTGAACGTACAGTCCAGATTCCTGAGAATCTTGTCCAGAAGCGTTGAAATTTACAACAATATTTTTATCTTCGGAGACATATTCAACCGGGGTTGTATATGTGGCTCCCGAGATATTTACGGTAGAATTAAGTCCACCGATTGTAATTGTATTGTATCCAATACCCGTACCAATTGAAATGTTTTTATTTGTGTTGCCCGCCAAAACACTAATATCATCGGTATCCGACTCGATTGTATCAACAAAAAGGGCGCCGGTTGTCTGAACGTTCTGTGAACCAAAGTCAGGGATAATTTTTGTTCCCTGAATGGCGGCATTAACTCCCACATCGACATCAATTATTTTTGAAGAGCTAAGTAATCCATTACTATTTGTGTGTACAACTCCGGGAGTGTTAATTCCGGCTCCCAGAGAAGGCACCACCAGCTGATCGGTGCCGATTGGATTAGAAAGAACGGTCGCGCCTAATTCATTTTCCAAAACAAAACTAGACGTAGAGCCGGCGTACCCACTTGAAACCATACCTTTTACGGGATCTAGATAGAGCGAAGCGGAAGTAGGAGTGCCGCCCGGGGTAAGCGTTAAAATCGGTGTTTTTGTTTTGACGGTTAACGTGATTTCGTCAAAAGTTGGATTTCCGGTGTCAGATAAATTTTGCGATAATTTAATTTTTTGAGAATCGGCATCTAACTCCAGACCATTAAAAAAAGATGGATTCCAAACGCTTGGCTGAGGTTCTGCCCCGGTTCTCATAACTAAACGAGTATGCTGGTCGGCCAAAAGAGAAACAATTTGAGGAATTGTTAAAACGGCGGTGGCGAAATCCGTAACATTTGAAGAGGTCAATATTAACTCAGCCTCTTCAACGTTTGCTCTATATGCGATTTGACTCCCAATAACGGTGGAAGTCCACGAAACGGTTCGAGTGTCTATGAGATTTACAAATGCTGGGATTTCAGTTGTGACCCAATCTGCAACGGTAGACGTTCCCTGGGATATATAAAGCTTTTTAGCGACAATATCATAATACCCTTGTCCCACAAACAGTGGAACGGAAGAGGGGGCGGTTGACCCAATTGTAATACGCAATTCGTGAATGTCTTCGCCGATTAGGTCTTTATGTAAAATTTCAGCCATTTCGCCCTCTTAGGGAAATTTAGGTAGAACGATATAGGATTATTTTACAATAATGACTAAAGTTTCTCAAGCAATTTCCGAATAGAAGGGTATAAGGAGGACAAGTCATGCAAAATATTCTTCTTGCAATGTTGGGGGTTATTTTGGTATCTTCATTAATGCTGCTTATGACGATTAATGACAGAGAGGTTTCTCGTGACGATGAAAAAACTCAAAGAGGAGAATGAAGTTTTAAAACAAATCATTCAGGACACTATGTGGATGGCCTTTAGGTACGTAGACGGGCGGTCTACGTATGCGCCCAGTATGTTCAATCTGGCCGTCCATAAGCTAGACAGCTTAGAACTGTCTCATTTACACGCAGGAGACCCTGTAACTAATAATAGACGTTTTGCAGAAGATGGAATGCTTGGTGAGTGGAATCCAGAGTTAAGAGATTTTATTAAAAAGGAGAAGTTATGAAAATTGGCATTAACGGTATTTCTTATAGCAAGACTGAGCGCAAGTATTTGGTTAGAACTTACAAAGATTCTAAGACGGTCTACTTGGGACGGTTTAGTTCTTTAGAAGAAGCTCAAGCTGCTCTTAGGGCACATGAAGAACCAGAGCAAACACAAGACAGTAATACCCCTATCTTGAACTCTATTAGAGCGCAGTTTGCTCCTACCAAAAAGTCTAATAAAAAGAAAGTATCTGTGGCTAAATCTACCCCTAAGCCCGATGTGTTCGTACTTAATAATAAATCACACGTAACAACCAAAAAACCATCAAAGATTAAGTCTTCTTCAAAATCCGCCGTAGGAACACCCACAGGAGAATTGACAGTCAAGGGAATTGATGAGGCAGCCCTTAACAAGCAATTAGCGCAAAAAACTCTTGACTTAATTCTTAATTATCTAGTTGAGCTGGCTGACGAAAGGCAGACAACTGTCTTTAATGTTATTGTTCATGAAGTGGCGAGACTTGTTAAGAAATAAAAAAAAGGGGGCTTCAAGCCCCCTAGATATTTACGCTAACCAGCAGTAAACTCTACACTTTCCATCTGGGTTGCCAATTCCTATGTGAGTGGCCAATGAATACGCCGCAAACTTGGTGCGAGGCGGAAATAAACACATAGGCCCAGCATAGTTTTCAATCGGTAAGCTTTGTCCGGGGGCAAGACAAAGTATTTTTTGCCAAGCTCCTTCTAAGCTAGAAGGATTTGCAATTAAAACTTGTACTTCTTGATCCGAGTCGTTGTGAAAAATAATTTTATGAGACTGATCTGCCAATGTAATTAACATTGCTGGCGCAAGCTCTGTAGCGGCGGCCAAAGCAACTTTTGTCGCTTCGCCGTAATCTAATTTTAATCCACCCACGCCGTTATCAGAAAAAATGTTTGGCATATCAACCTCTTATTGGTTTAAAGCTTTCCAGATATCTTGCATACTTCGAGCATCTCCGCACTTCTTGCAGCGATTACTCCACTCGCGCGACGCTTTGAACATTCTCTCAGTGTCGCCGCAGTTCCAGCACTTAACAGAACACACTCCACCCTTTAAAACATCTTCCAAAGACTTTTTCAACTCTTCGAGCTTTTGTTTGAGGCGAATCTCTGGACGGTGCTTAAAAGACTGAGTTGCGCTCTCGGATTTCATAAACTTTTGTAGATACTCAGCGGGGGGCGGCTCTGCAGATGACTTCATGAGGTCATTCATGGGGAACATCTGAGCCTGTGGGTTGCAGGGTTTAGCCGTAATAGCAATAGCATCTGCCGAAGACTGCTTGATGACTTTGTGTTCTGCTGAACCTTCCGGTCCGCCACGCTTTAGGATAAGACCTTCAATTGACATCCCAATTCTTAGGGGTAAATCAGGATTAGCGGCAGTATACCTAATAAGAGCAGCAGCAGCATCAGCATTTGGGTGTCCATCGGCAAGTTCTCCTTCGACATAAAGGTAAGGAACTTTGACTAAGTCCCAACATTTCTTCTGGCGGGGAGTCTCGCAGTCTTTTTCAGACATAATCTTTTTGTGGGCAGTAATTCCGCCAACAATACACCAAGCTCCCTTTTGGTCGGAGTTGTGTTCGTCTGTAATCATGCGTAGATTGGATGTATCAATATTAGCAATTTCAATCAGTTCGCCTTGTTTATCGACTGATTGTACTGCGCCCAATCCAAAGACTTTGAGTCCCATGTCTTAACCCCTATGACATACTCGTTGTATTTTAACATTGACTCACACATTTGTCTTTGTTATAGATAACAAAACGGAGAACTTATGGCTAAAGATAATACTTTTGAACCCATACGCGGCCTTAGGGGCGAGTATAAGAACAATGAAATCACTCTGTCAGGCACTTCAGACGTACTCGCAACTGTTAGAAATCTCCTAACAGTTGAAAATAAGGGTGTAATTTCAAAAATTAAGCTCCTTAAGCGTCAAAAGCCCTACAACGAAAAGCACGCCATCAAGATTAAGCTTGAGCTTGCCCAACTAGAACTAGAGACTAAAGTAGAATATTACGGCGAAAATGATGATGGGACTCTCAGTGTACCCCCTGGGTTCTGGTGGCTCGTTCCTAACATGGAAGGCCATAAAGAAAAAGATAGAGAACTCAATCTGTCTCCCGTAGGTCCTAAAGTTCCAAGAGACTATCAGGCTGAAGCCGTCAAGACTGCTCTTGGCTATAAGAGGGGCTGTATTGTTTTGCCGACAGGAACAGGCAAGTCAATGTGTATCAGCCTACTGAGTCGTGCCCTCGTCGAGCGTGGCCTCAGAGTCCTCATTGTTGTCCCTACTATCGAACTTATCTCTCAGATGCTTAAAGACATTAAACAGATTGCCCCCAAGAGCTGCGGCATCGGTGGCAAGCACAAATTCAAAGAGGGTGTTGATGTTGCTATTGCCACTGTCAACAGTGGCCGTAACTACTCAGACATCTTTGATGCTATTATTATTGACGAAGCTCACCACTCCTCTTCTAACATGTATAAAGAATTGGCTATCTTTGGAAGTCGAGCCAAGTATATCTATGGCTTTACGGCAACTCCAGTCAGAGCAGACAACTTGGAACTTGGCTTCCATGGGATTGTCGGGCCTATTGTCTTTCAAAAAGACAGTAAGTGGGCAATTGACAATGAGTTCCTTTGCCCCGTAGCCATTACCTGCCTAACGATTACTGGTTTAGGCCGCATTAGAGAGACGACTCATCAGCAGACAGCCTACAAGATGCTTTCTACTCACGAAAAGTCGCTCCATACGGTGCTTAACCTAGTTAAGAGCGGACTAAACAAGGGACTTAAGGTCTTAGTGTTGTTTAAGACAGTCGAGCCGTCAGCCGAGTTTTGTGAGTATGCGTCTGAAATGGGGGTCGCCTGCGAGCCTGCTCATAGCGGATACCGCAATCCTTTTTATCAATTTAAAGATGGTAAGACGAATCTCCTAGTGTCTAATAGCAGTCTGTTGGGAGAAGGTATCGACTTGCCCGACGTTGACTTTATGATTAGTTGTGTTCAAAACTCGGCAGAAGCCTTAACTCGGCAGGTTATTGGCCGTGGCCTTCGGTATAAAAAAGGCAAGAAACTAATCTTTATCGACATTACAACCGCTGGCTATGGGGTTTGGAATAGCGATAGCGAAAAGTTCTTTGATATTTTTAAACAGTATGCTAAGTCAAGATATAGTGTTTATGAGACGATAACCGAAGACATTGTTTATAAGGACATTTAAGATGATTGCAGATAAAGTCGTATATTGTTTGAACTCTGCTGCAGTGGGTGATCTAATAGCTGCCGCTCCTTCTTTAAAATACGCTACCGAAAATTTTCACAAAAGAACGGACGATTACCTTGTAGGAGTTTATCCGGATTTTAAAGATTTTTTTCATTTTATTCCTGAAAGTAAATTTACCGAAGTTACGGCTCAGTACCCTAAGGGATATTCAATTAGGCATTTAAATATGCTCGGAGTTGGTAACCATGTTTGTAAGCTAACTCCGTCTCGCATGAAACTGACCCAATACGCCTCTATTGGTTTACTGGGGCGCGTACTAGATGACATCGACGCCCAGTACGTTCCGCTTTTACCAACGGACGTAAGCCGTTACGGCGTAGATTTTAGTAAATCTGTAATTATTATTACTACTTACAGAGACAAGCAGCGTACAATTCTATCAGACGAAATTACTAAAATTGCCGAATATGTTTATTCAAAAGGGCTAACTCCTGTATACGTAGGCAAAAGAGGAGCTATTTCTATTTGGAAAAGCAGTCTCGCTGTAAGTGATTTTGAGTATCCGGGCTTTGGAGTAGACTTAAGAGACGATACGTCTTTTAGGGAGCTTGCAACTATTATGAATCAGTCTAAAGCCATCGTGGGAATGGACGGCGGCCCTATGCACATTGCTTGGACAACCCAAACTCCCGTTGTTTGCGGATTTACGACTATTAAACCTGAGCTCCGGATTCCATACAGAGGACGAGTTCCCACCATTTCAATTACTCCCAATATTGCCTGCGGTTTTTGTGAGTCAGACTGGTCACTAAATTACTGGAATTTTGCAAACTGTCCTCGCAAAATGGAGCTTGCAGAGTGTGTTACAAAAATGACTAGTAAAAAGTTTATAGATGCTTTAAACCAATTAAAGATTTGGTGAGGTCAGTTATGAGCTTTTCACAGCCACATCGCTATAAGCTAATGATTCCTGCTTATTGGGTAGATGGTCAGGATGACTACAGGGCAGACGCAATGATGTCTTCTATGCCATCAAGAGATGAAGTGATTGAGGCTTTGAGAAAAGCAGACGAACTAGATGGCTATTCAGCAGAATATATTGACAATCTTAGGGTGGAACGCCCCGATGGTTGGTACTACAAAAAAATTTTAATTTACAACGGCTCAAGCAATAAACCACTTTGGAGATTTGAACCAGCTCCGTGAGAGGAATTTATGAACTTAGACACATCAGCAACGCCATGGGCGCACGACGAGCTACAGCTTATAGGGGCTGAGCTAGGCGATACCATCGAGATGGCAAATGAAGAAGATGAGACACAAGTTGGCTTAATTGTCTCTTTGACAAAGATGGCTATTTTTGTATTGACAGAAGGGGACGAAGTCCTTAAGTTTGGAAGAGTGTCTCTGTCTAGTATAGATGGCAAGTGGGATATGGTAGGTCTATCTGAAAGAGAAATGCGTATTTCAAAAGAAAAGTGGATCGAAGTGAAAAACATGATTAAAACAAAAGTCGATCAAAAAAAGGGCACTAAATGAAGATTTACTCAAAAGAAGAAATTAATACACTTGCAGAAAACGAAGAAACAGGAAATTATCATCTTGTTATCCATTCTCAGGATCTTGTTAAATTTGCCCAAGCCGTTGCCTTTAATGCCCAGCAGGGTAATCCAAAAACTTTAGAGCCTCTTAGTCAAGTTTGGAAAGACGCTGTGAATAAACATTTAGCCAAAGTTTTTACAACTTATTTAAAACAAGAAAAGATTCTAGTCATTAAAAGCAGGGAAGATGACGCATGACAGATTTTATTGAAATTACATTAGTTAGTGCGGACGAAGTGCTAAGCCGCTCCTTTAACCCCATTGAGTTTCAAAACACGTTTAGTTGTGACTGGAAAACCGAAGAGCTAATCGCGCCAATCAAGTCTGTTTCTGTGCCAGAACAAACGCCGCAAAGAAGAGTCTATAGACGCGCTCCAGACCAAATTAAGCATCGCCGTAGCTTTAATTATGATGGACTAGAGACTTGGATGTCTATTCGAGTAGTGGTTTTTAAAGAAGTGATTGCTACCTGACGTTGTAAGTAATCTCTTTAGAGAAGACGATTTTGCCCCGCTTGTCTTCAATCTGCCTTAAGAAGTGATAATCTTCTAGGGGTCCGTTCTTAAATTCAATTCCGTTTTGCACTAAAAACTCTTTCCTGGCTGCACAAGAAATCCCAACAAGACAAGCCTGAATATTCTTTAAGTGAGCTGGTGGCAGCACTTTAGAGTCTTTATCGTCGTAACTCATCCTAAAGATAACGCAGTCAGCGTCTGGGTTGGTAGTCAATTCTGCTGCCAAAGCATCCACATAGTGTGGCCGAAAGCTATCATCGTCATCCAAGAAGCACAGCCAATCGGTCATGACTAACGGAATAAGTTTGTTTCTAACTCCGCCGCCATGGTTTTTGCCGCCGCCCGCCTTAGTCAGATAGACATAGGTGATTCTGTTGTCTTGGACAGGTTGAGGAGGATTAACGCCGTCAAACCCAACGAGCGATAACCATTTAGGATTAGATTGGCTTTGTAGTGACTCCAAGGCTTCTTTGAGAGTCGGCCTGCCTATTGATGGAGTTATTACTGTAACAATCATCTCAATTCTCTATCTTGATTTCTTCACCTTCACTCAATTTTACCAACGAGCCAAAGTTATCTACCTTGTAGCCCTTGGGGACACACACAAGAGTGCATCTACACCTAAAGTGCCTTAATGGTTGACAATTTTCCCACTGAGCTTTTTTCTTACCTAAGTTATACCCCGGCGGTTTTAGAGCAGTCAGCCTAAAGTATTTCAGTGAGCCATCTTCATTGCGGCTCCAATCTTTGCACTCTTTAGAGACTCTATCGTCTTCAATCGAGACAATAGTCACAATGACATCTCTGTTGGACGAGCCAGCGTGATGGAGGATTGTCTGACTTGTTGCTACAGCAGATGCCATACCAACTTCAGTCTTTACAACCAAGTCCCAATTTGTGCTGTAGTCTTTGAATGTGTCTTTAAGAGTCTGTTTGGCTTTAGTAAGACTAAGTCTCTGCTCAGCTACTGCTCTAACTGCATCTTTAACGGCTTCTTTCTTCTTCTGCGTCTCTTTAAGACCTTCAGCCAAGTTATGGGCGACTCTATGTACGTTAGACATATTGTCATGGTTGTGGTCTGTCACTAAGTTCTCAAGAGCCGTCAGAGCCTTTACTTTCATCTCGACTAGACTCTTGTCTACGTACCGAGCTGTCTTCTCTTGAATAAATTTGAACGTGTATTCTAAGAAAGGATCTTTCTTTGCTTTAATTCGTGGCTTGGGAATCTTGAGGGCTTTGGAGAAGTAGTCATCGTGAGTGTCTACTGCATCGAAGAAGCCTTGAAACAAAATGCCTTTAGGCAAATAAGTCTTAAGCCCCAGCTCTTCGACAGCATCTTCAGCATCTTGACCAGCAGCCTTGCCCAACAGGGCATACTTCAAAACCAACATGTACTTTTCAATAATAGGTCCGATAGTCTTATTGAAATTGACTGTGATTCTTGGAACTTGTCTTTGCCAGTTAGACGGAAGGTTGACTGGGTCTAGGGGGTCTTCGGACTTGGCTAGTTTTTCTGCTTTTAAGTGTTTAATAATATCGTCAATCATCCTGTCTACGACAATTTCGTAAGACATGTTGGCGTTCTTCTCAAGTTGTTTAATAAACTTGAGGTGTTGAACGACTTTTAAGACTGGTTTTGTATTTTTAACTGTTTTCTTTGTCATGTAAAATCCTAAAATCATTTAACATTTTGTTCAATAAGTCTCTTAGTTTCCAGTCAGGCTCGTTTTTGGCGTGGTGTTCCAAAGTCTTATAAGCATGAATGGCATTAACGTACAAAACCCAAATGCCGTCTTCACGGACATCTGGTATCTCGGATTTTAGCTTTTGGATTGCTTCATGATTCTTCATCTTTTTCGTCTTTCTTTTTCTTCGCCATAGTATTAGAACTCATGCGAATAGGGGTATCACCCTTCTGGAACTCCTTAACATGTTCATGCCACTTGGCACTGAGTCCTGTCAACTGAGTTCTTTTCCCAGACTTGTGTAGAGCGTGTCCACCTGAAAACCCTTTTGGAGCCTGAATCTTGGCTTTTTTCTTACGCCCCGGTTTCCCAGGTTCTTGTGGAATGCCGTCAGCCCCAATAACTTCTTCCACCCAAGACTCTTGAGTGTAGATATCAGCAGTGACTTCGGGCATGGCTTCGTAGACAGCTTCTTTAAAGAGTTGTAGGTTTTCTGCATCAACAGCATTGGAGAGTATCTCGCCGGCTCTACCGACAATCTCCTTAACTTCTGCTTCTTGCATGACGTTAAGTTGAGCGAGGCGGCGGGCAGAGTCAATCGCCTCTCCGTCTTCATCCATGAATTTCCAAAAACAGTAGTTTGAATGAAGGTCGTTAACAAAGAATGGGCAGGTGACTTTCTCAGGCTGCCCAGCCTTAATGGCCTCTATAGACTCTACTGCGAGAGGACAAGCAGTTGCCGGAAGCTTATCAAGCTTTCTCGGACAAGTCTGCTGAAACCTCGTTGGCTTCGCTGCCATTGTCGCTTCCTTTCGATTCCATGTACGCCTTGACAGCAGCCATATACTCTTCGTCTTTAGCTAGGAGATATTCGATATGCTCTTTTGACCAATGAGCCAAGCCAGCTAACTCTTGGAGCTTCTGACCCATAGATTGAACTTCCATGAGAAGGTGGCCATAAGAAGACACCATCTCGTCAAGCATCTTGAAGAACTCTTGTTGTTTTTCCGCGTCTTGTTCGACTGAGTCGAGATTATTAAGTAAATCAGACATTGTTCGCCTCTCCTTTAAGATAAGGCTAAACAATGTCTAATGTTTTGTCAATTTGAGGCGGGCTGAAATCAATTGTCTTCTTGTAGACAAATCTCAAAGCGAGTTACATTTTTTAATTCGTGTCTGCGGGTTAAATGATTTAGTTCACCTTCTAGCTCCTCGTCTGGAACGTCTCTAACAAGAACCAACTCTTCATCATCAATAGTGGCTGTAATAGTGTAAAACATTTAACCCCCTAAAATAATTACTTTTTGTTATCAAAAGATTTTTTACCTTCTTCCAACGACCTAACAATAGATGGCAGTAAGTTTATAGCTTGATTAATATTGAACAAAACATTTTCATAAGTATCTAAAACATTTTCTGATTTACGCACACTTCCATTTAGGCCAATGTGTGCTCTCCACAAAAGCTCGGTGACTTCATCAATTCGTTTGGCAAGAATCTTGCGGTGTTCGTGTTCCGTCAAAGTCTCTTTTACTTCTGGTATCATCTTCTCAAAAATCATAACTATTGCCCCTTTTTAGTAAATTACTCTTCTACGTCAAGCTCAATAATTTCTATCGTGTGGCTCATATCGCGTGTTTTGTAGAGCAAACCTAATTTTTCTTTTTCTTCGTCAGCTACTTTAATAGCTTTTCTATGATGTTCGGCAATAGCTTCGGCTCTTGCTTCTGCTTTCTCTCTAGTCAAGAACAACGGCATGTGGCTACCATTCATAAAGCCACCCCACCTAATCGCATAAACCTTCATAATTATTCCCCCTTCTTAACCAGCCTTAGCCTAGCATGAACGCCAAAAGCTGGACTCATTTCTAAACATTCCCAACTAAACTTCTTAGCCAGCTCAAATGGAGCAAACGTAAATCCTTTGGCCTCCAAGTATGCCCTATTGAGCTGACATATGGCTACATCTTCTGCCCTGTGCATAGTAATCTTATGGTCATCTCGTAAAAAATCTTGAAGTCTTTTACTTCTTAAAGAGAATCCACCATTACCGACGTTGAAATGCTTAGGAACTCCCTTGAATAGAACACTTTCTGGCCACGGGGCACCAATGTAGTCATACTGCAGGAACTTGTTGTCCCATAGTTCTGGCTTCCAAACAAACCCATCCCATTGAGCCACCAAGACGTGTTGAGTGTCAAAATAGTTAGCTAAGTCTTTAATCATGAAATGAGAGTATTCTTCAATAGACTTGATTTGAGGGATTTTGACCACATGTGAATCTTGAGTATCAAAGTGAGTTAGAAGCTTGGCCTCCCCAAAGTTGCACGATGCTCTAGAATGGTCAAAAGACAGCTTAGCTCTGTCATAATCGACACTATCTGCAATAATCAATGTAACTGTAGGGAGGTTAGGTTTCATTCAATAATCCTAATATGCTTAAATATTCCGATACCTTGCGGCCTACAAATAATATTTTCTTCTCGCAACCTAAAACATAACTCTGCAACATTGTCTTCGTCAAGAGAAATCTTTAGGCCGGCTTTCCCGGCAGTTCGACTTAAATCATCAATTCCAATTACTTTTGTTTTCTTTTTGGACAAAATAGTTTTGACCAACTCAACAAGCTGGTCGAGAGTCTCATTTATTTCCATGAGACGTTAATATAGGGACGACTAAAGCCTGCTTGAAAACCAAGCTGATTCATCTTCTCAATAACTTCTTTAGTGATATCTGCTTCTTGAAGGTTGGCAAGGCGGATACGCTCTTTTTCCATTTCTTCCATCTTGTAAGACATGTCGTAAAGACCACGCTTGGCCGCTGCCAAGGCATCTTCAATCAGAATATCCACAATGTGACTAACCAACTCAGCCATACGCTTGGCTTTATGTTCTGGTTGGTTGAAGCTATCTGCCATCTCACGCGCCTCCTGAGCCTTACTCATAACAGGTACCTCCACTTTAATTATCAGACATACACAAACAAAACTTTAATTATTCTTCGTCAATCTTTAAATCATGGAGCCTAAGCCACGATTTCAGTAAAGTTTCATGGTTAGCCTTCATAGATTCCTCCCAAGCCTTCTCTAGCTCTACGTCTTCAGACTTCTGCTGCTCTTCTGGCTGCCCCTGACTTTGTGCCACCTGTTGTGGCACATTTGGCTGCTGGGCTGCCTGCTGCATTTGGGCTTGCTGCATTTCAAGCTGCATCTGTTGGCCTTGCAGTCCTAATGCCTGCTGCTGAGCCTGCATTTGCTGCATACCCATCTTGAGCTGCTGATACGCTTGATTGAGGCTAGGGTCAATAATAAAGTCTAGTTCAGGGCGCTTGCTTGCACCTTCCATCCCAAAGTAGCTCTCCATAAACTTTCCATAAGTCATGTAGCGGGCTACGTTCTGATGAAACAAGGGAGACAAAGGAACATCTCCACCAAACTCAAACTGTCTATTTTTGTCAGAATCGCTGAACAGAGAATTTAGGGTTGCCGTCGTTTGTAGCTCTTGTGTCTGACGCTGAATAACACCTTCGCGTGTCTCGTTACCAATTCCGAAAGCAGCTACCTTATAGCGTTTTTTGGCTTCTGGGAAGTTCTGATAAACAGCATCATTGATATCTTCTACTAGAATATCTACAAGTAGTCTAAGACCGCGCTCTTCGCCTTGGACTAGTTCATAGTCACGCGAACCTTGACCCATGCCGGCAGTGTCGCCCAACTGGCCAAAGCCAGCTTCTGTGGGGGAAATCTGAAAGGCTGAACAGAGGGCGCGAATGACTGTTTGCTCGACCTGCATCCACTCCATGTCTTTTGGAGTCTCGGTCGTCTTGATGAGTTCTAGCTCTACTGGGCCGCCGATAACAGGAATGACACTAGAGTTGTCAGTTCTTGTAGCTAGGTTTTGAATCTCCATCTTAAAAGATTCAATATCTTCGTCAGAGATTTTGACTGATGGGTCAGTAGGTCTGACAACAATCATACTCTTGCTGAGCTGACCTTTAACAAACTGATTGCGTAGATAGCTCAACGTGTGCTGATGAATGTAAACCAAGAATAGAGCAAACTCGATTGGTCCCATAGGGTAGCCGTTCAAGTCTAGGAATGATTGGACTTGATAGTAGACTACTTTAAGGTCTTCGTCTGTAAAGAATCCTGTCTGGACGCCGTCTACTTCTTGAACGTAAGCGATTGGTTTGTTGTTGACTGGAATCTTGTTGTACTCTTGAGCGTCTACTTCTGACTGCTGAGCAATATCTGACACTGCGGTCACATGAACCCTAGAGCCAAACTTGACTTGCTTGATAGTCTCAATAGGAGTTGGTCTGAAGGCTACGATGGTGCCATCAGAGTTCAGTAGATTCTGGCGAGCACTACGGCCAAACGTCAACAATGCGCGAGTCTGTGCTTGGAAGTAGTCTTTGAGTGAGCAGTGCTTAAATGTTGGGTCGGCGGCTTCGTAGATTTCGTTTAAGACTTTCTTGTCCGACGTACCACAATGCAAAACCCATTCAAGAATTGCTTTCTTTTCGGCTTCACGGAGTTTGAGTTCGCGTTCAAAAGCTTCTTCGTTTTCAAAGTCTTCGCGGCGAATTTCGTCTAGGTCGAGGACGCGAACACCCTTGTCAAACTTAGACTCAGACTGAGCACCAAAGCTAGAAATCTGCGCTACGCGAGTGTTGATGATTGCCCCAATGTAGGGGTCAATAAGAGAAAGTTCTTTAAGTTCTGCATCAGAGAGACGCTTAGGTTCTTTTGAAAGAGAGTCGCCAACCCCCATGCGAGTATTAAACCTAGAACCAAACTTGACTTTAGATTGTTTGTACTTGCGCTTCTTAAAGTCTTCTTCGGCAATCTTTTGAACATCAGACTTACTGAGCATAGTTCTACCAAGGCGTTGCTTAATGATTCCCGCAACATCATCAATAGAGTTGACGTTAATGTCTTCTGATACGTCGCCTTGAGCTATTTTGACAGTAATTTTTTTATCGTCTGACATGTAAAATTCCTATTATTAACAAGCAGTTCCATTTAACCCTGCTGCACACCACAATCCTTCGACACTCAAGTTGCCGTCAGACGAGTTTCTAACGATAACTTCTGAACAACTGATTGCAGCCGCAAATATAGCTGTATCACCTAACAAAGAAAGGTCAAGAACTTTTTCATCAACTATAAGTTGAATAGCACCCTTTGCTTTAACTGCAAAGTAGTGAATTGTGTTTGAAAATACTTGAAACCCTTCAGTAATCCCAGATACAGTCTCTGGCACAAGAGAAGGCGTTTCGATATCAATATAGTCTGCTGACACAAAGATAACCTTGTAAGACCCTCTACTACCATAGTTAAAGGCAGGAGAACTAATCTTAAGAACGTCTGTAGTTTGAACTCCAGACGAAGAAAAGACTTTGAGTACGTCTAAGTAATCAACTCCGAGGAGGACTGCTATCTCGTTAACAAGAACTCCGGAGTCGTCAACGTCCAAAAAGTTAGAGCCTACTCCTACAATCCTGACAGGAATGCCTTGGTTGCCGGCATTGAAAGGAGAGAGGAGGCCAATGTCGTTGTCTTTTTCCAAAAGGAGAATGTCATTAATTTTGGCGTTAGAGCCAATGGCTCCTGAAAACTGAACGCGAGCAACTGTGTCATTCAAGCGAGTAATGCCTACAGTCGTTGTGCTATTAACTGTTAGTGACCTGCGAACGCGAAAATTAGGGTTAGTCCCATTACCAGTCCAACGGACACGCCAAGTTGTTTCTTGAGTTAGGCTGTTATAAGGCTGAGTAACTTGGAGTTCAGTTGTCGAATCAAGAGAGATAGCCTTGCGCGTAGACGCAACGACTCTTTCTTCTCTGGGGTCAAGAACGACTGAAAATCCTTCTGCAATGTCTAAGGCTAGGCCAGAGACATCAAAAGCCATAGAGGCTGCAGACGTTGATTTAAGCGGATTTTCAACAGAAGAAGCCGCTGTATTTAGAGACAAGGATAGATAGGACATGTTAAAAAACTCCTATAGTCCTGCCTATTTTACCTCGAACCATGGAGAAAGTCAAGCAAAGAATACTCAACAACTGTAAGTCCCTTTTCTTGAGCCAGCTCAATCTCTTTTACCATAGAGGGGGTTTTCATTCCAAACACCCACACTTCATGACACGCGCTCATAAGCATAAGCCCCATGGTGACCGCTTTATCTCTGTCTTTATAATCAGAGAAGTCAAGAACTGATGAGTACATAACTGCCCAACTAACAGGATTTTGACCCATACTAATGATTTTATTAGAAATTTGTTTGAACTGCAGGATAGAGTTTGGGTCACGCCACGGAGCACACACATAGATGTTTTTCATTAACAAACCTTGTTGGTTGAACAGCCAATTTAATTTTATAGTAAATTAGAAATCCACACTAATATGCTGACCAAAAACATAAAAAATTTAATAGTGTAATAACCAACCGTTAAAGCGATTGCCGTTAGGACAAAGTTCATAGCCACCCCCATGATTTCTTATCGGGTGGCTGTCGTTATTTTTTAGTTTTTGCTTTAAGGGCTTTTTCTGCGTCTTCTCGGACGTTGGGGTTTTTGCTTTTAAAGCTGCCCAAATGTCCTATCTCTAGGTGACAATTGTCTTTCCCAGGCTTATCACACAGCGTTATGAGATTGTTAGGGTCTAGCTCTAAGGAGGGATTTACGTGAAATGGCTCAATGTGATGTACTTCTAAAAACTCTGTGCAACCGCAAGCTGCACAAGAGCCATGAGTTTCTAAAAAAGACTTGCGCAATGACGGCCATTTAGACGAACGTCTTGAAAAAAGCTTAGCTTTTCCCTTAACAACATCTTTAGCGTGTTTAAAAAGACTCATAGAGTGCTAGGCCCGAAAGACTCTCCGCTCTCATCTTTTGCTTTATCTGATAGAGCCATGTTCATATCTCCTTGGGTTAGAACTAGGGTACATTTTAACATTAAATACTAAATTTAATTAATTTTTTCTTTGGTTCGGGGGCAGGGCCTTTGGAATCACCTTCGATGAGGTGACCCATGCCTGCTTTTCTGTAAGCATCCATAGTCATATCAGCTAGTTGCGACGGCATGATGGGTACACCCATATCTTTATAGGTATCATACATGGCAGACTCTAGCTCTTTTTGGTATTGCTGTTCGCGGCTCATGGGGGCGGCAGTGCCGATGTGTTTAGAGGCGCTACTAATCTTAATTTCGACTGCGGTGCGGTATTTGTCTAGTGCATACCGACTTGCGTCATTCGTGTGAGTCCAATCATCGTCTTCAAATCGACTTGTATCAAACTCTCCACGGGGGTCTTTCTTGTGCATCCAGTTGGTAAAAGATTCAATAGCATACTCTATCCCGCTGTCGTTTTCTTCTTTACAAAGAATCATGTCTGACTCTTGTCTTTCTACATTCCAAAGCAAAGACTGAATCTGAACTACTCCAGTCTCAATATGAGTCGGTTTCTTGGGCTTAACAGCAAACCCAAAAGGCTGAAAGTAATGAGCAGAACCAGCATCGGCTGTATCAGGGCAAATAATGTCTGGAGGAAACATTAGGCATTCTTTTTCTCTAACTGTTTGTGCCCACTGAGAGTTGGGGTAGCCAGTAGCTGACCGCGCATGAAGCAAAATGGCTCTAGTCTGAGATTGAGAGTACAGATATACAACGACCACTGCGGGGTCGCGAACGCCCCAGTCAATACCAAAACTTACTTCCCATTTATTAGTCACTGCCCAAGCATAAATATCCTGTTTAGTACATTTTCTATTATTCTTCCACTGTTGACCAGTCATCCAAAACCAAGTCTCAGCGGGGCTACGGACGTGATTCATTCTGTTGAACGTAGGGAAAACTAAGCCGCCTGTTTCTGGACGCCAGTTGAGAATCTGAGCAATAATTTTGTTGGCTTCTTTTGTCTCTTTAATGAAGTTACCAATGAAGGCAATAGTTCTTAATGTCTTAGATTTGCCTGTCTGTTTGGGGGCGCGAGCCTGACAGGCAATAAACGCAGGGCATGTCATACATCCTTCATAAGCTAATATTTCTTTGTACTTAACTTTGATTGCTTCTGGTTCTTCTTGGAATAGCTCTTCATCCCATCTGACTTTGAGGTTTTCTGTATGAAGATATGCCTTGAGTCTCTTTTCTCCGTGAGTCTCTGGCAAACATTTCCTCATAAAATCCACAGCCGACCACTTGTCTAGTCTAATATCTGGGTCGTCGCCCTTTTCGGCCTCTTCCATCAGTTCCTGCAAAGGTCCTTGAGAAGTCTTGCGAGAAGACAGCGAGATGGTGATTGGCTCAAAGCCGTGCTCATCTTGCGTGGGGTCGGCAACCATGGCGACTTCTGAGAGAATCTCTCTGGGGGTTAGGTCACATTCGTCTCGAATAATAATAGAAGCGCGGGATGAGTTAGCACCCTCTAGTGTAGCTGCTGTTACAAAAACGTCGGCATCGTCTTTTGCTGTATACGAATTTGGAGGCAAATTAAAGAGTCGTAGCTCTCCCGCTCGGTTTGTTTCAAAATGTTCTTGAAGTTCTGGAATACGGAGGAACTTTTTAAGGTACTTGATTGCTTTGTAAGATTGGTCTTTAATGGCGGCAATCTGTAGACATGACCTTCTAAAATGAATCATTGCCAACCAATGAATCACCGCCGACATAACTGTCTTCATCGAGTTACGAGAGGCTGCCACGACTACACGGTGGGCACCCTTGTTGGTCTTCATTGTGAGGTAAATTTGCCAGACAGCTTCCATGGGATTAGAAGTAGACATTTCGTCTACTGTACAGTCTGGCAAGTCTAACTTAAGGAAAGTCTTAATGAATTGTTGAAGCTCTTCTTTTGTTTCACAAACAGTAAACAAAAGACGTTTACGCATTTCAATGCGCACCCTTTGCTCTTCTGTAATTTCAGGTTCTTTTTTCTTAGCCATAAGTCGTCTTTATAAATCTTTTTTCCTTTGGAGTCAAAATAACTGAATGAGTTTGGTTGTGAGTCACTCCATCAAGTAGGAATGAGTCAGTCACTCCTGTTGCAATAAAAGCCGCTTTTCCGCTAACCATCCTGTCAGTATCGTACTCTTTTTCGTCTGTTTTGTGCATAAAAGCTGCTCGTTCTTTAAGTTCTGGAGTATCTAATACTAATCGACCTAGTATCTTCCCCCCAAGACTCTTAATAGCGGCAGCCGAGACAACACCCTCCGGAGCGCCGCCAATCCCCATCAACATGTCGTACTTGCCCATGCAGACACCAATAGCTGCCAGCACGTCTCCGTCGCTGATAAGTGATATTTTAGCTCCTAGTTGGGTAATTTCTTTAATCAAATCAGCATGTCTCGGCCTATCGAGGACACAGACTGTCATTTCTTCAATTGGCTTTTTAAGATGAGCTGAGACTTCTTTGAGATTTTCTTCGGTTGTTTTGAATAATGATATAGAGGCGTTTTTGGCTTTAGAGCCTACGACAATCTTGTCCATATAGCAGTCAGGTGCGCTCATAAGGCTGTACCATTCTCCTACTGCCATAACAGACAGAGCATTAGGCTTGCCTTTGGCGACTAACTCAGTTCCTTCAAGTGGGTCTACAGCAATATCGTACTTGTCGCCACGGCCTGTGCCAAGTTTTTCTCCAACGTACAACATAGGAGCTTCGTCGAGTTCACCTTCACCTATGACCACAATCCCTCTAAAGTTAATAGAATCAAATTCGGCTCTCATGGCGTCTACAGCAGCCCCATCTGCTGCATTCTTATCCATTTTTCCAATCCACTTAGAACTAGCAATAGCCGCAGCCTCAGTAACCTTTAAAAATTTAAAATAATCCATAAAATTCCTTACTTATCAGAAGGACTCGTATGCTCATCGCAAGCAACATAAAGCCAATGCTTTCCTTTAATTTGTCCTGGCTTAGAACAAACAGAACAAACAAACTGACTCATATCTTCAAACATAGAAATAATTCTCTCGTCTTCTTCTGTAGACGTAGTTGCATATGCCCGAAGAGTTCCAAACTTTTCTTTAATTTGTGTAAAGTGCAGAGGATTTTCTTCTGAAATGGGAACACCAATAGCCTCTCTTGAGGCTAAAAGATGCTCACACATGTCCCAAATTAATGATAACCAACCCTCGTTGACTTCTAAACCACACCTTAAGAGCTGCGGAAACTTGTCTTCAATGTCTTGGTATTGAATTTTCTCTGGTTTCACAAGCCACCTCTCCTGTCTCAGTAATGATTGACTGAGTAACTGTAGAAGCATTTTCTTCTTGTGTCAACGGTAAAGAGCCGCCAGCGCGTAAAAACATAGCTTTAATGAGCTGTGGCCAGCTACGAAAGATGGTCTGGTCTGAGATTAAGTAGCTATTCATGATGTCATCTTCCTCGTCGTAGTGAGAAAAGGGGTCGCCAAGGGCGCAGTGAGCCAGCTCGTGCGCAATCAAAGCTTTAGTTGAAAAAGAGTCTGAGTCCTGCCAGTCAAGAACCTCGACCCAGCGCTTTGAGGAAGATACATAACACTTGCCAATAACAAACTTTTCAGGAAAAGACTCTACAATCCGTATTGACTTGATTTTATTAAAGTTTTCCTTGCACTTGGTAGATGTTCCAAACTTGTCACAATATCCGGCAAATTCCATAACGTGGGGAAGAAGTTTGGCGTCTACTTTATGGGTGTCAATATAAAAGGGTTGGGGGACTTCCACAATCTTTTCTACTTCTGTAGTTCCAAGACCTGTCCCACATCCAACCAACAATATAGCCATAAAGACAAAACGCATAAGTCCCCCTAACTACTCAACCACTTTAAACTCTTTAAGTTTTGTACAAGATGAAGTCTGGCGCAGCATCATAAGTTGCGCAATAGACAGACTCACACATTGTTGCTTAACTAGATGACAAGCTAAAGTAGGCTCACCATCCTCAAAAATAGCCATAGTGTTGCCGCAGATTTGAAATAGGATAATGAGATAAATTAACTTCATTGCTCTTCATCCCCATAGTCTATATCGTCAAACTCTTCGAGAGCTTCATTGATGGCATCATCAATAAGACCAGTTACAACGTAGTCGTCATTCATTCTGTCTGGCTCTTCAATTCCTGTTTTATTGACGCCAGAGCCGCTAAGAATACTTTGAATGATTTTTGCAGCATGGTGGTCGTTGGTATGGATAACCAACAGCTTGCCAAACATCTTGACTGACTGGAATGGGATGCCCATTTGAGTCAGGTAGCTAGAGGCTTGGAGCATGATTTTGTGGTTAGCCATGGCAAGACTCCTTAGTCCTGAAGGATATTAACAAGCAGTCCTGTCCCAAAAAGAACTGCCATGAAAGTAGCAAACATAAGAAACAATTGATACTCAGTCACAAAACCTCCTTAATAAACTTCTAATTCTGCCTTGGCCACATTTGGAAAAGACTCAGCAATGACCATGGGTGTGTAAAAGTCACCCGCATTTACTTTTTCTATTTTGATGCGCTGTCCGTCTTTAAGGTGGACAATAAGATTTGCCCTACCATTGGGCGCACATTTAGCGTTAACTGCCTTTTTGATTTCGCTTGCTAGGTTCTTCATAATCACCTCCATTACAATACTTATCGGCTGTCTAGCGTTAACCTTTAGGGCAGTCAAACACTTTTTTTGAAATTTTTTCTAAAACTTCAAATTTGCCTACATTACTAGATAGTTCTGTATCCCAGCGCCCATCGTCAAGAAGCCATCTGTAGTAATAACGGTCAACGCCGACTTTCTCAACTCTGACTCTATGGCGAGACTTAGTCTCTCCGTTTGGCAAGTCAACAATCATGAGGCAGTCGCCTATCTTATATTTTGGCTGACGCTTAGGTGCTTGAGTGGGGGTGGGTGTTGGCTGCGGAGCAGAATTTGGAACCTGCGGAGATGAAGCGCAACCAACCAATAGCACACATAAAAATAAGTTTTTCATAAAAATACCTAGTTAGAAAAAAATAGAAACATTTCAAACTATTTAACACTGTGGCTTATCGCCCTTCAACATAGCCTCTAAAAACTTGGCCAAATGGACGTTGCTTTCTTCTTTATTGAGTTTACTTCCCATCACAAACAGTACAAGAGTCTCAAGAGTCTTTTGAGCCTGTTCCATTGTTTGGCCATCTTGAACTAATAATGCCCTAACTCTGTCGTAAGCCTTCTGAGCGTCAAGCCATTGAGATTCTGTCATTTTTTGTTCTCCATGGAATGTTATTAATATTCTTTAGAATGCTATTAACGTCCGACCAACTCATTCAGCCACTCGATGACCGTCTGGCCGTAACCATCTTTTATATGCTCATTAGGGGTCTTGTCAAACAAAACATGAGTCGGTGTATCAAGAAACTGGATGGCCTGTTCTTCCGAGTCATGAAGCAAAGTATTTCTCGGTAACTCACAAGTCCCACCTCAAACAAGCATACAACACCTGCTCAACTGGCCAATCATTTTCTATTGACCGCCTATTGGCCATTCTAATGACTTCTATTGACCAACCAACACTAAAATGGTCAATAGATTTCATCTGCACGTCATCTAAACTTCATTTTTGTAAAACTTTGTCCATGAGCTTATTATAGGCTACGAGCGTAGACTATAATAAACCAAATCCTTATTATAGATTATTTACTTAGACCAATAGCCTTGGCAAACTCTTCTAAACTCAACAGGTCACTCTGAAGCGTGCTTAAATTCAGGCTGCAATAAAACAACTCTTGGTAGACAGCCGCCCTGTTGCCTCGGGTCACCGCCTCCCTATGAAGCACCACAGACCTAATAGGATTACCGTCTTCTGTC